CTGCATCTCTTGGGTGTTTATGAGATTTTTATTCGCTTATTTACTACTCCGGTATGCTAAAACCTCTTAATATCAACCGTCTGTAGTGTCGCTTTAAGGTACGATCAAGACCTATCATGTCTGACCAATAATGTCCATCAAATAGGGTTCTTTCGTTCCCATAACCGTTAAGCGGGCAAGGAATCAAACCTTGCAATTGCCGGGCACTAGTCACTAGACTCTATGTCCGAATTGCCACGGACTCACTTCCCGGTCTTAGATATAGCGTCACTCTTTGCGCCTCCGCTTATTTACCGTCCCACCATGGTGCGCCTGATTTAGACAGAGGCGTGGTGGGATCTGTTGATGTATTATACCACCCAGCAAAAACAATTTCAACAACTTTTTCCCTAAAACTTACCTGCAATATGGACAAATTCTATCCGCATAAACTTAACGAACAGCATAGCGAACGGAGGTATGTTATGGAGAAAAAAAATAACCTTCTTGCCGATGGCATAGATGCCCTTAAAATAGCATGGAGACACCGTAAGGGCAACGAAATACCTGCAACCATACTAGACACTATAGACATACTTTATCCCCCAAATAAACCCCGTATATTGCCTATACGGAAGGGGATTAAGAAAACTCCTACAGGTTGGCATATGATATTTACTATGCGCCCCGGCACCTCATTTAACGCATTAAAAAGTCAGCAAGACTACTTTGAGGATGCTACCGGGTTGAATGTGGAAATGATTAAGAAGGGGAGGTTTTTGTACATGGACATAAACACTAACGAGATACCAAGTAAGTTAGAATACGTTTGGGATTATAGCGGAAAATTAGACTTGCCTATACCTGTCGGAATTAGCAAGCAGGGACTAGAAGTGCTACCGCTTGAAGAATCTCCGCATCTACTTGTTGCCGGAGTACCGGGGTATGGAAAATCAAACTTTCTGCATGTCCTTATTGCTTCATTGCTGCCAGTAGCACGAATAGGAATTATTGACCTAAAGCGGTTAGAATTCGCCTATTTGAAGGATTATGCGGCATTAGCAAAGACAGAGGAAGAAGCGTTATTGTTGATGCAGTCTGTCGAGAAAGGCATGGAGCAGCGTATAAGGACATTAGAAAAGGCAAAGGTAGTTAAAATTCAAGACTACAATAAAACAGCGAAAGAACCATTACCATTTATTGTTGTCGTGATTGACGAACTAGCAGAAATATCTTGCAAGGATACAATCAAGTTAGTTGACCGCATAACCAGACTTGCTAGGGCGGTTGGAATATCTGTAATAGCGGCAACACAAAGACCGTCAACAAAGGTTTTGCCGGGCGACACAAGGGCAATGTTCCAAGCGAGGTTATGCTTTCAAGTTGCCGACGAATTAAATAGTCGCATGGTGCTAGGTGAAAATTGCTCTATTGCCGCACATTTGCCGGGAATAAAAGGCAGGGCGATATATAAGTTTGGTATGGATACCAAGGAAGTACAGACAATGCACCTGCCAGTCAAACAGGCAAAAAATCTATTGAAAGGCAGGGATATGGATGTTTTTAACGAGTGGTGCAATGTCTCACAGAAAACACGGCTATTGCCGCGATAACGAAATAGCATGGCGCGTAGGTAGTCATAAATGTCTTAACGCCGAACAGGTACAGGTATTACTATTCCCATTGACCGCATCTGGTAAAAGAAAATGTCAGCAAAGATTAAAGAGGTTGACCGATCAGTTAAGGTTACGACGTTTCCGTTATTCGCCAGAAGAACCATACGCATACTTCCAGAAGGAAATTAAACAGATAGAGCATACCGTATTGCTTAATTGGGCGGTTATCTGGATAGAGCGACAATTGAAGTCATGGGAGGAAATTTACTCCGTAGACTTCAATTATGACATGAAAATACTAATTACAGATTGCTTTATTGCTATTAAAAATACAATCACGGGTCAGTTTAGGTTTCTGTTTATCGAAATGGACATTCATCATCCGGGTAACGAGTTTGATAAGGTGCGGAAATATAATAAGTTGTACGATAATTTACCAGATCAATGGTGGGTAAAGCATACTAAGCGGTTTCCTGCCGTTTTAATAGTCACTAACGACGAGCGAAAGTTAAAGGAAATTAACAAAATGATTAAGTCGGAGAATAAAAACGGGTTGGAGTTTAGAAGTTATCTTGTGGGAAATTTACGCCGGGAGGTGCTGGGATGAGGTATATTGCGGCAATAATCGGGTTACTACTATCTCCAATGGTTGCGTTTGCATTGTCGGAAGGTTTGCGAAATACGATGTCTAAAACTTTTGGCTGGGGTGGTGTAGGTAACAAGATAGTCATTCTCATGGTAATAGCGGTAGGGAGTTGGGTTGCTGAAATGGTTGCCGGTGCTGTTGGCAAGGGTAACTTTTGTGCCGTGATAAAAATAGTAGCAACTTTTCTGGCCATAATATTAGTTATCGGGGTTGCCTTAGATTTATTAGATCACGTATCAAGAATATTTGTGTAGGTGATGCTATGTTTACTATTATACAGGTTATAGTTTTTGTCATTGTATGTGTGTGTTTGCCTGAGTTGATGCTGTTGGCGTTGGTTGGTCTAATTGGTTTTATCGTCTGTAAGGTGACAAATAGGAGAAGTATAGGACAAATGATATTGCTATTAGTTGTGTTCTTAGGACTGGATATTATTGTTAGTAGGGTGCAGGAGATAATTGACTTTGGGAAGTTCATTAATTAACGAGTTAGTCGGTCGGTTGTTTGGTCGGTTAGTCGGTCAGTCAACTTGTCCACGTTTCGCGCTGCTGCCATTAATCCGTCGTTCCTCCTGATTATATACTGGAATTTTACGCTTGTCCATTTTGCTGTATTTGCTGGGTTTTTAAGGTGTTATCCGTTCTTTAGGTGTGTAGGGGTGCGAATAGGTTAACGAATGGAGAACGATCAGTATGACGAATAATTTAAAAGGAGTTGTTTTTAATGAAAAGAGAAGATTTTTCTAAGGTATTTGAAATTTTCCATGCCAAAATAGATAAACTTGATACTGACTATGAAAATGGCGTCGAGGAATTCGACAAGGCAATGGATGTTTGTATGTCTTTACTTGCTATATGCGAGGTATTTGCCGAGAATATGCCCGATGAAGTATTAGATGCGATTGATATTAAATGGGAATAGGAAAGTCTGTAACCCGAAAGGGTTATTTTTTTTGAGTAACTTTGTGCTGGATACGGTAGAAAAGTGTTGCATTGTATGTCTAAACGGTATATAATATATGTGAGGTGAGCAGAATTGAAGCGCAGAAGTATTTTTATGGATGATGAAAGACACGGTAAATTAAAGAAGGAGGCATGTAAGCAGAAGTTAAAAGTTTCAGAGTTAATTCGTCGGATTATTGATGAATGGTTGGATAATAGAAAGGATGATAACCAATGAACCCATACGGAACACTTGCTACTGCATGGATTGGTGTTAGTGTCTGCGTTATTGCCGCACCATATTTAACGCATAATGCTAATTGTTTATGGGCGTTTATGATACCTGCGCTAATTGGGGTGAAAAGTTAGCAATAAGAAGGAAGGAGGAAAGTTAATGAACATTATTGATGCTATTGTAGAATTAAACTCCGAGATTTGCGAGGATAATCCAAAACTATGCGGCGAAGGTATTCAGTTCATGTATTACACAAATGGTTTTGCCGATATAGTAAATTTCCTATGATATGAAGTCTATAGCTCCGACAGTGACATGGAGGAAGATGTTGAGGCGGCAGGTGGCATTAAGCAGTTTCTTATCGTTAAAGTTAGGGAGTATGTTGACATTGTTAGTAGTGTTGAAGTATTTCAGAATAAGAAGGGAGATTCTAACGAATTCTTCTTTCAACTTGTTCGTAGTTTTCTAGTCATGACNCCATGTGTTGTTAGGGCGAGAAGTGACCATGCCTGTGCTGATTGCGCTATTACAGATAGTTGTGATTGGTATAAATCNATGNTTGATATTGCTAGTAAGTTGAAGGCGAGGGAGGAGGAAAGTTAATGAGAGAGATTATTTTTAGGGGTATAAGATTAGACACTAAGGAATTCACTTATGGTTATTTGTGGGCAAAAAATAACTGCTCGGTTGGTACAAGAACATTAATTATGAACAGCATGGGAAGTGCCTACGAGGTTGACACTGAGACTGTCGGGCAGTTTACCGGTTTCATTAGAAATGATAAAATCTATGAAGGTGACATTTGCGACACTCATACTAGATTAGGCAAGGGCGTAGTTAATTTGAAAGCGGCATGTTTAAGATAAATGGGTTGTCGCTGTGTACCTTTGCTGGTAAGTTGGAGGTCATCGGTAACATTCACGAACATAGGAACCTGTTGGGTGGGGAGGTTGACTAATGATACCACACGATGAATATTGTAATATGTGCGGTGGTCTTATGGATGGTTCGGAGTATTATGATGATATTTGCGACGAGTGCGCCATTAGCGAGGGGTTATTAGAGTCTGAAGATTAAGCGCATCATTGACGGAGGGGAGGAAGTAGAGTGAAAGCAATAACGCTTTGGGGTCCGTGGGCGCAACTTATACCGTTAGAAATAAAGCACTATGAAACAAGGTCATGGGCGACAAAATACCGAGGACTATTAGCGATTCACGCGGCAAAGAAGATAGTTCCGTTTCATGAATTGTTTTGTGGTCTTAGTTTAGAGCAGAGATATTATATTATGCGAAAAATTTGCGGAGAATACGGCGATTACAAAAATATGCCAACAGGCGCAATAGTGGCAACCTGTAATCTAGTGGACTGTATTGAAATAACGGCAAGATTTATTTATAGTTTAAGTTGGTTGGAAAAGGCATGTGGTGACTATACACTTGGTCGCTACGCCTGGATTTTAGATGATGTGAAACCTTTAAGGAAACCTATCCCGGCGATAGGCAGACAGGGATTATGGAATTGGAAAGAGGCGATATAATGCCCTTCGACTACAACAAAACAGAATCGGAACACTGCCTTGGGTGCGGTAGAAAGTTGACCGCTGCGGAGAGGGCAGAGGGGAAATG